GGAATTACCAAAGACAGTAGTAAAATCACAAACAGTAAATCCTAGCCTTCTGACTATATTCGGTCAATCAAAGGCAGGTAAGACAACAATGTTGTCTAAACTCGAAGGGTGTCTAATTATAGATACAGAACGAGGTAGTAAATATATCGATGCCTTAAAGGTAGAGGTAGGATCAACATCAGATTTAAAACAGCTAGTAGGTGCGCTTAAAGCAGAGCCTAATAGATATAAATATATTGCGCTAGACACAATTGACAACGTAGTCTCATGGATAGAGAAAGACATTGCAAGAGAGAATAATTTAGATTCTTTTGCAAAGCTTCCTTTCGGTGACGGTTACAATCAAGTGCGTACAAGAGTTATGGGTTTAATTGACGCCTTATTAACTTGTAGCGACCATATCATTCTTGTAGGACACAGAAAGAAGACAATCATCGGAACGGACTCAGTAGAAGTTAACGTAAGCAGTTTAGATCTTTCAGGTAAACTAAAGAATTACATTATGGCTAAGTCAGATGCAATTGGTTTTGTATATAGAAACGAAGACAATGTGTTAAGCATTTCTTTTGAGGCTTCCGACGAGATAGAAGCAGGTACACGTTTACCTCATTTAGCAGGTAAAATACTACCCTTCGATTGGAAGAATATATATAAAACAAGTATAAAATAACAGAAGATTCTGCTGTTTATTTTGTATATTAGTAGTCAATATAACAATAAAACAAATTTTAATTTTAAAAAGCGATTATGTATCAATTACAAGAAACACAAACAAGTGCTCCTAGTTATAAACTAATGAGCCCGGGTATCAACGAGAACGTTCAACTAGTAGATGTCACTTTTGACACACTTAGACAAGACGGAACTGGTGGTAACGTTGTTAGATTCTATTTCCAAGACGAAGAAGGAGCTAAGTTTACACATACACAAATGGAAGTTACAAGTTTAGAAAGACTACAAGAGTCTTCTAAGAATGCAGCTGCAGCAGGAAGAAGCTGGTCTTCTACACCTGAGCAGTTACATGCTGACTTGATTAGAAATACAGGTGAAGTACTACACCACATTTTATCTGCATTTATTCCTAAAGAACGTGTAGCAATTAGTGGTGCAACATGGAATGAACTTGGTAAAAACCTTATCGAGTTGATTGGTAACTCTTATGAAGGACACAAGTTCAAGATTAAGTGTGTATATGACAAGCAAGGTAAGTATTTACAATTTCCTTCTCGTCCTGTACAGCCTTTCTGTTTACCTCAAGACTCTGCGCAGCAGTTAGTTGTAGGGTACAGAGACAACATTACTCCTGCTCAACCAACTAACGAAGCAGAGATTAGTTCAAATACTAGTACTTCTACTGCAGGAGATACTTGGTAATTCATTCAATCAGACATTATAAAGGGAGGCTTCGTGCCTCCTTTTTTGTCTACAAACTACAGTAAATGTATAATTTAAACCCAGTAATAACTAAAGAGTACATCTTAGCGAGGCTAGATCAAGCTCAAATATTAGAATATTATTTAGGGATTAAAGTTGACGTCAATGCAAAAGTAAAATCCCCATTACGTAGAGATAATAATCCTTCTTGTTCATTTAAAATGATCAATGGGACTATTTACTTTAAAGATTGGGCGCAAGGGTTCTCAGGCGATTGGATTAAGATCATACAATATAAGTATGGTGTTACCTACGCTAAAGCTCTTGAGAAATGTGCTGTAGACTTTGGTCTAACAAACGGCAGTGTCAACGCAACAGTTGTTAAAAGAGAATACGAACCAGCAAAACTAGAACCAAAAGAGTCTAAGATAGAAATCAAAATTAGACCTTGGGATCAATACGATAGAGATTTCTGGTCTAAGTATGGAATTAACAAAGCTGTATTAACCCTTTATAATGTATACCCCTGTGAAATAGTATTTTACAACACAAAGGTAGTATACACAAGACGTAAAAACGATTTAGCATATGCTTATAGATTTGGTCCTGGGCAGTATAAAATTTATATGCCTCAGCGTAACGCATTTAGATGGTTATCTAATTACAACAGCTGGCAAGGTCTAGAACAAGTACCAGAGTTTGGTGATCACATTGTAATTACAAAGTCTATGAAAGATGTTATGGCGCTACGACAATTAGGAATTGTTGCAGCTGCTCCTGCTTCCGAAGCAGTAATACCAAATGATGGTATCATGACACAGATTTCTAGACGATTTACAAACATTTTTTCTTTTATGGATTTCGATCTAACCGGTGTCAAGATGGCTAATACTCTACTTAAGAGATATAACATACAGCCTTTGTTTTTGACTGACGGTAGGTTTGGCACCAGAGCTTACGGTGGTAAAGAAATATCAGATTACATAGAACACAATGGTGTAAGAAAAGAGCTAGAAATTATTAATCAATGTAGGGAAACCTACGCACACACAATAGAAATATGATGAAAGCAATATTTTGGCTAATTATAGCCTGGGCAGCAGCAGTAATAGGTAAAGCAATAGCTAAAATACTGTTTCCCGAAGACTGGAAATAGTAAATAGTATTAATCTTAAAATAAGAGTATGACAACATCAATAGAGATACCACAGTTCATTAAGAAAGTGATGGTATCTAAATCACGTAGGATTAAATACTACAAAAAGGGAGGTAAAATACCCAAAAAGTATGCTAACAACGGATTCGACAAGAAAGGTAGAATGATAGATAGTGAAGGTAACCATGTAGTGGCTAACCCAATAACTATAGGAACAGCAAAAGACCTTACAATCAATGGTCAGCAGCTTTATAATGCTCGTATGAGCCCACACATGAGGAGTAAGATAGTAAATGCAGTAAAAGACAGTTATCTGCCTTACCTCAAAGATGTTAAACCTATCAAAAAACTACCAGTATCTATATCTCTTGACTTTTATGACACAGTCAGACAAGCAAATTGGGATTTAGACAATCAGTGGTTATATGGTAAGTGTTTTCAAGATCTAGTAGTCAAATTAGGTATACTACCTGATGACGATATCAAATATATAACTAAAGCGGGTGCTCCTAGGTTCTTTCCTGTAGATACAGAAGAAGAAAGAAAACTAGTTTTTCATATATCAACAGAGACTCGTGATGAAATTCTAAAACATAAATTCTATGATACATTTTAC